TGAAAAAAAGACGGGTATCCCAACCCATAGTGTTTTTAACTCAATCAAAAACGCAAAGCAATTTATTAAACAAAGGACAACGATAAAATACAAAATATATGCAGAAGAAAAACGAAACACGGAAGAGATTTACCGAGAATCGACCATCCATAGGTTTGGGAGATACGATAGCGAAGGTGACGAAAGCCACGGGGATTGAACTGGCAACCAAATTTTTGATGGGGGAGGATTGCGGATGCGATGCCCGTAAACACAAACTCAATAAATTATTCCCTTCAAGACAACCATTGTGCATGACGGAGAATGAATACCATTGGTGGACACATTTTAAGTCCGTAGAAAGCACGACATTAGCCCCAATGGAGGCCAACAAGATTGCGGAGATATGGTCACGCATATTCCAAAGCAAGAGAATCTACAAACCATGCTCATGCAACCCAAAGGCATGGCAAAACATGATTAACGAATTAACCCAAGTATATGAAACTTACGAAAAACCTTTGTGATTGTTGTGACCATTACAAAGAATCTACCAAAGAACTAATCAATGAGACGGGTCCAATGATTGAACCCAACCAAATTTATATGTGTACAAAATGCAGACAACAATTTCAAGACCGAGCAAAGTGGGGGCCGTGGTTACTCGCCGTCAAAAACTTGCAAAGCAATACGCCATCGCAATTTTAAGGGAGGACATGGGCATGACCTGGGCCGAAGTAGGCAAAAGAATGGACATGAACCCCCGAGTATGTAACACACTTTATCTACAAGCCACAAACGATGAAGCCACACACGAAAATTTATTTAACATACTTTGGGTATGACGAAAGCGATTTTATCCCATGTGAGATTTGTGGATCGAAAGCCGTGGACATACACCACATACATCCAAGAGGTATGGGTGGCACAAAGTCAAAGGACACCATCGAAAATCTCATGGCACTTTGCAGAAAACACCACATCGAGTACGGAGATAAGAAACAACACATGGATTTTTTAATTATCACACATCAAATAAAAATGCACAAATGAATATAGAATGGGTTAAAACAAAAGACATCATACCAAACACGGAAAATCCCCGTGTCATAAAAGATGATAAATTTAAGAAGTTAGTACAATCAATCAAGGATTTCCCCGAGATGTTGGAGATACGCCCGATTGTTGTTAACAGTGAAATGATGATATTGGGAGGCAACATGAGATTAAAAGCCATCCAGGAGATAGGCATTAAGGAAGTACCAATCATCAAAGCGGAAAACCTAACCGAACAACAACAACGGGAATTTTTGATAAAGGACAATGTCGGGTTTGGTGAGTGGGATTGGGATGCGTTGGCGAATGATTGGGACCCGACTGAATTAAATGAGTGGGGTTTGGATGTTCCCAATATGGATGTGACTGAATTGGACGCCCAAGAGGATGACTTTGATGTTCCAGAAGGAGGAAGTGAAACGGATATTGTATTGGGAGATGTATTTGACATTGGTCAGCATCGTTTAATTTGCGGTGATAGCACTCAAACGGATACATTTGAAAAATTAACCGAAGGTAAGTTGGCAGATATGGTTATAACCGATCCTCCATATAATGTGGCGTATGAAGGCAAAACAAAGGATAAATTAAAAATTGATAACGATAATATGGGAGATAAACAATTCTATCAGTTTTTGTACGATTTTTATACTGCTTGTGGTGCATACTCAAAACCAGGTGGGGCGTGGTATGTTTGGCATGCAGATTCAGAAGGTGCCAATTTTCGTCAAGCCATGAAGGATGCGGGTATAATGGTAAAACAATGTTTGATTTGGGTTAAAAATAGTATGGTTATGGGAAGGCAAGATTATCAGTGGAAACACGAGCCATGTTTATATGGTTGGAAAGAGGGAGCATCTCACAATTGGTATTCGGATAGAAAGCAAACCACGGTGTTAGAATTTCAAAGGCCAAGCCGTAACGCAGAACACCCCACAATGAAACCAGTAGAATTATTCTCATATCAAATTAGTAACTCTTCCAAACAAGGAGATATTGTAATGTTGTGGAGTTTGATCCAAGATATTGTCAAGTGATTGTGGACCGAATGAAAAAATTAAATCCAGACATTAAAATCAAAAAGAACGGAGTTGAAATATGAAAGCATGGAGAGACACAAACAAGGTAACACCCCACGATGAAGTGTGGGTATTAATAGACACAAAACAAGTGGCATACATTATGGATGGACAATGGTATTTGGCACATGACGATTCACCAATCACCACCCCATATATGTGGATGCCCATTCCAATTTTACCAAATGAATAATTATGGAACTACAAACATATAAACGGACAATGGTTATCAAAGGATATATCTTTGATGGAACGCATGAATCAGCAAAATTCATTATTGAAAAGATAAAAGAATTTAGTATCCCCGCATTTAACCGAATTGTGTATCAACAAAATTTAATTGACGATACAATCAAGTTTGAGTATTATGTTTCAAAAATAACGCAAGGAGATTTCATAGAATTGGGAAGTCATGGAGACCCAAATGATGTTGGTATTTGGACTTCAAAAGACCTTGATAGGTTGAAATATATTTTGGAAGAATAATTTGAAAATAATTTGATACCATGCCAAACCCTGAAAACATAATACCACCACAACCTGGTGAAGTACGCAACCCCAATGGTAGACCAAAGGGAAGCAAAAACCGAAGCACCATTGCACGGAAATGGTTGGAGGTAATGCAAGACGCAAAGAACCCCATCACGGGTGAATTAGAAAAACTATCCCAAGAGGATTTGATAACCCTTGCAATGATACATAAGGCAAGGAAAGGTGATGTAGGTGCGTACAAACAATTAATGGATTCGGGCTTTGGAATGCCCACCCAACAAATTGATGTTACAACCGAAAAACCAATTTTCAATGGTATTGATTTAGATGTGAAATAATGCTTCAAACCACGACTGCACAAAAGAAAATAGCCCAACTGCGAAAGCGGGTTAGAATCGTTCGTGGTGGAACATCCAGTTCTAAAACATTTAGCATTATCCCAATGCTCATCACCTATGCGGTGCAGAACGCAAAGTGTGAGATAAGCATCGTATCGGAAACCATCCCGCATTTGCGAAGGGGTGCTATTCGTGACTTCCTAAAAATCATGGACATGGTGGGAATGTACGATCCAAACAAATGGAATAAGTCATCACTCACCTACACATTCTCAAACGATAGTTACATTGAATTTTTTAGTGCAGACCAACCCCAAAAATTGAGGGGTGCAAGGCGTGATGTTCTATTCGTGAATGAGTGCAACAACATTGATTGGGAATCGTATTACCAAATGGCGATTCGTACCCGCAAATTCATTTACCTTGATTACAACCCCGTGGCGGAGTTCTGGGTGGATAGCGAATTGGTAGGTGACCCCGATGCCGAAATGATTGTACTCACTTACAAGGACAACGAAGCGTTGGACAAATCCATTGTGACCGAAATTGAAAAGGCACGGGATAGGGCAACCACATCTAATTATTGGGCGAATTGGTGGAAGGTATACGGGTTAGGACAAATTGGAAACCTTCAAGGGGTTATCTTTTCCAATTGGCAAACCATTGACACCATCCCCGATGATGCAAGGTTGCTCGGCATAGGGGTGGATTTTGGGTATACAAACGACCCTACGGCAATTGTAGCCGTTTATGAGTACAATGGTCAACGAATCATTGATGAGGTCGCATATCGCACGGGAATGCTTAATAGTGATATCGCAAAGGCATTGCCCAACTTTGTGCCAGTATATGCGGATAGTGCCGAACCAAAATCAATCGATGAAATTAAAAGATACGGCATAAGAATCAAGGGCGTAACCAAAGGCAAGGATTCCATCAACTACGGGATCCAAATCATGCAAAGCCAATCGTATTTGGTCACATCCACATCAACCAATTTAATTAAGGAGTTGAGGAATTATTGTTGGGATACGGATGCCCAGGGGCGAAGCATGAACAACCCAACGGGCATTGACCACGCCATTGATGCGTTTAGGTATCATGAGATGATGGCCTTGGGAATAAAAAGTAATTACGGCCAATACGATATTAGGTAAATTTGTTTATTTCGTGTTTATTTGTATCTTTGAAATGATATGACAAGCCATTACCAACAACTTCACAACCAACGCCAAGAAATAAAACGCCTTCGATTGCTTATCTTGGAAATACAAGCGGAATACAACACCCAAATCAAAGCGTTGAAACGCGAGATAATAAACCCACGGGTTGATTTTAATGACGAACCCAATAGTTGGCGGGAGGTATTAAGGGCGGTTTGCACCACCACGGAATTAACCCCCGATGAGATACTTTGCCCATCAAGG